ATGGATCATGCGACGGCGCAGACCGGCCTCGAAGCGATCCCGCCTGACAAGCCGACCGAGCATCCGGCGGTGAAGCGCGCCGGCATCAAGCCGCCGAAGGGCGAGATCGGCGGGATCGCGCCAGTACCGGCGAAAGAGCTCGCGGAAGCACGCGGCGGTATGCCGCAGTGACTGCGACGCCGGCAACCTTCGTCGCGATGTTCCCAGAATTCGCGAACAGCACGACGTACCCGACTGTCGGTATTCAAGCGTGGCTGAACGAGGCTTACAACCAGCTCAACGCCTACCGCTTCGGCGCCTCGCTCGACCTAGCGGCCATGCTTTGGACGGCGCACAATATCGTCCTTGGCGCGCGCGCCGCGGCGATGGCGGCCAGCAATGGAAACGTCGGCGAGGCGGCCGGCCCTGTGCAGCAGAAGTCGGTCGGCCAGGTCTCGGTCAATTATGACACGCAGGCGGCGGCGCTCGAGGGCGCCGGGATTTATGCCACGACAAGCTATGGCCAGCGCTTTTGGAAAATGGCCCAGGCATTCGCGGCGGGCGGCCTCTATCGATCGCCCAAGAGCATCGATCCGCCGCCGCAGGTCGGCTATAGCGGCGGCCGCTGGCCGTTCGGCGGGCCGTGGTAAGGGTCGTGCTTATCCGGTTTAGACACACAGACGCTTTATAGCGGTTCTCCCAGGGCCAATCCCCCTGCACAATATATAGCCTCTCTGGCAACGGTAATCAAGAGGCGAGGCGCTATCTATCGTAAGGCGTTGAAAAGAAGAGAAAAAACAATGCCGGTAAAGATCGTCAAAGACAATGTCGGGGCGCTCGTCGCCGCGGTCAAAAAGATGACCGGACGAGAGGTTTTGGTCGGCATTCCCGCCGTGAACGCGGCGCGCGAAGAGGCGACCGGCGAATACGGCGCCTTCAATAATGCCTCGATAGGTTTTGTCTCTGAATTTGGCAGTCCAGCGGGCAACGTCCCTGCCCGCCCGCACCTTGTGCCTGGTATCCGCGCCGCCGCGGATAAGATCGCGCAGGCCTTCAAGACGATGGGCCAGCAGGTGCTCTCGGGCCAGGAATTCAAAAAAGGCCAGCCTGGGATTAGCGTGATCGACGCCGGGCTGACGAAGGCAGGCATTGCGGCGGTCTCCGCCGTCCAGAAAGTCATCCTGGCCGGCATCCCGCCTGGGCTGGCCGAAAGCACGCTCAAAGCGCGCGCCAGGCGCAACGCGGGCCGCGGGGTCAGGATCACCAAGGGCGCGATCGCCGAGCTCGCCTACCGGCGCGCGCACCCCGACGCTGGCGCATCCATCACATCGACCACGCCACTCGTCGACACGTCTCAGTACATTCATGCGATCACGTATGTCCTCGCGGACAAGCGCCGCACGACGCCAGGTGTCGATATTCGGCCTGACGTTGTCGAGCCGGGCAAGACGAGCGACGTCACCGGGCCCGGCATCAACACGGTCGAAACCGCGAGCCGATGAGGAGCAAAGCAATGGCCACGATCACCGTCGAGAATTTCCGCCGATCATTCCCGCAGTTCGGCGGGACGCCGGACGCGCGAGTCGCCTTCTGGCTCGAAAAGGCGGATATCGGAATTACGCCGGATCGCTTCGGCGATAAGCTCCGCAACCGCGCAGCCATGCTCTACGTCGCGCACAATCTAACGCGCCGCACTGCCGCCATAGCCATGAAGGGCGGCCGGCCGGCAAAGACCAAAGAACACACCGGCCTTTGGAGCACGACGCCACATGGGCAGCGGCTGGTCGCCATGGAAAAGGATCACGCAAAGCGCACCGCTGGCGTGGTCGTTAGCTGACAATGTGCCCGACGCTCGACGTTACCGAAGCGCTAACGGCGCCCGAGCTCCAGGATTCTTTCACGGTCACTAGCACGACGCGCGCGATTGGTGCAGGCGGCGTCTCGATCGACACGGCCACGTCGCCGACGCCAACCTTCGGGACTGTAGTTCCGAATAAGAGCACACTTGTCCGCCTGCCAGATGGCTCGCGTCTGGCCGCGTCGATAGACATCTATACGCGCTACGCGCTGACCGACGGATCGAGGACTGACGACGTCAATTCGCAGGCGGCCGACATTGTCACCTGGCGCAACCGGAAGTACGTCGTCTGCGCCGTCGAGGATTGGTCGGACTTCGGCCAGGGATTCATTCACGCTGCGGCCGATCTCCTGCCGTTTGGCCCGCCGGCGAGCTGAGCCATGGCCAACGACAGCTCGACGGGCGGCTATCTCCAAACGTCGAGCGCGCTACCGCCATCCGACGCGGCGCTCGATGCGATCTTTCAGCAGCTCGTCGTCGGGATAACCGGCATGGTGGGAAGCCTCGTGCGGCCGCGCTATCAGCTAATCCCGCAGCAAGTACCGGAGCCGACCGTCGATTGGTGCGCGATCGGCGTGCTAGACGAAACGCCAGAGCAAGGCGCGGTCAATGCATTCACGGTGCATGAAGGCGGCGCGTCCGGCATGGATGAAGGCTTTAGCACGACGTACGAGAACAATGACCTAAACGTGCTCGCGAGCTTTTATGGCCCGAATGCGATGAGCAACGCCGCAGCTCTGCGCAGCGGCCTTGGCGTCTCGCAGAATCGCGAACAGCTCTATCTTCAGGGCATCGCTCTCGTCGAGCTGCCGAAACGCGCGAGCAAGCGGCCTGAGCTCATCAACATGCAGATGCAGATGCGCGCGGACCTGAGCCTGTGGTTCAGGCGCAACATCGCCGAAGTCTGGCCGATCGAGAATCTTGTCGCGGCCCAAGGAACCATCGTCGCCAACAATGGCGTCGACACCGCAACGGAAACGATCAGCGTCGTCCAGGATTGAAGGAGAAATAATCAATGGCCGGTCCCAGCATCGACGTCTCCGATTTCGTCTCCGTCGTCGTCAATGTCTCTCCATTGGCCGTCCCGTATGAATTGTTCGGCTTGCCATTAGTAATAGGCGACTCTCCCGTAATCGACGTCAATCAGCGCATTCGCGAGTATACGAGCATTGAGGGCGTCGGCGGCGATTTTAGCGATATGGACCCGGAGTATTTGGCAGCCGAGGATTTCTTTGCGCAGACGCCGCAACCGAGCCTGATCGCTATCGGCCGATGGGCGAGCGCCGCCACGCCAGGCCTCTTGCATGGCGCGACGCTGTCGGCAGAGGAACAGATTCTCCAGAATTTCACGGCGATCACCAGCGGATCGTTTTTCATCGCGATCGATGGCGTCCCGTATGCGATCTCCGGTCTGAGTTTCGCCTCGGCGTTAAATCTCAATGGCGTCGCGCAGCTTATTGAGAACGGCCTCGATACCGCGCTGGCAGCCAGCGTCACGGCGACTGCCTCGGGCTCCTGGTCGATCACGACGCCAAACATCACGCTCGGCGCCGCGAACAAAGGGCAGATATTGCCCGGCATGACGGTTTACGATGCGACGACCCAAGAGACCGTTGGCCAGGTGCTAACCTGCGTCGGCACCGCCTTGGTTCTCACCGCCGATGCGGCGTACGCCAGCCAGGGCGCGGCCGACTCGCTTGTTTTCAGCGTTCCGCTCTGCGTGTGGAACGCGGAATATTCTCGCTTCGAGATTCTCTCGAGCACGGTCGGACCGAATTCGTCGGTGTCCTTCGGCCGATCGCCGACCGCCGTCGGCAATTATGCCTTTGCTGGCCAGCCGGCGACGGGCACGAAGGCGAGCCAGACCTTTACCGAATCTACCACGAAAGCGTTCCTGGCGACCGACACGATCACGATCGGCAATCAGACTTTTACTTTCGTCGCCACGCTCGGCAGCGCGCCGGGCAATATCCTTGTTCCGGCCGGCGGCTCGACGAACGCCAACTTCGTTCTCGAAATGGGCTATGTCATTGCGGCCATGGCTGCGTCAATCAGCGGGTCCGGCGCGACGACGAACTACATTCCCAATACGACGCCGTCGAACGTATCGGGCGCCGTAGGCAATGGCCTCAGTAGCGGCGCGACGTACGTGTTCACCGATCTCGTAGTGGGATCGGCGGGCAACAGTTTGGTGTCGACCTATACCGATAATGGCGGCACGTCGGCGGGATCGTTTGGCGCAGGAACCTTCGCCAATGGTGTGAATGCCGATTCGATCGATATCGCGAGCACCGTTGTCTCCTTCATCCCGAACGGCCAAGTCCCCGTAGGCAACCAATCCAACCTCGGATCGACGCTCGCGGGCACGCTCGCCAATCTTCTAACGTTCCTTCAGAGCTCGAGCGATTCAAACCTCGTAAAGTGCACATACGTCAACGACGGCGTCGGCCATATTTACCTGGTCGCCGCGTCTCCTGGCGTCGGCGGCGATTCGATCACGACTACGGCTTCGTCGACGAATATCGCGGCAAGCGGCGCAACGCTCGTTGGCGTGACGGGCACTGACATTTCGACGCTGCTCGGCCTGACCTTGGCGTCGGGCGCCTCGCCGATCGTGATTGGCCTGGCGGCAGAGAGTCCGCTCGCGGCCGTCCAGGCGGCGGCGAACGTGTCGACGCAATGGTACGGCGTGACATTCGCATCGACCGCGCAGCCGCAGAATTCGGACTACGAGTCCGTCGCCTCCTACATTCTCGCCTCGTCACGCTCGCGCCTGTTCGCGCTGACGATCCAAAACCCGGCCTGCCTCGATCCGACTCAGACCGAAGACCTTGCCAGCGTGCTTCAATCGTTCAACAACAAGCGGGTAATATGGCAGTACTCCAGCAGCGATCCGTACGCCGTCATGTCGCTGCTCGGCCGCGAGTTCACCGTGAATTTCAACGGCAACCTGACGACGATCACGACGGCGTACAAGCAAGAGCCGGGCGTGCAGGGCGAGAACCTGAATCAGACGCAATTCGCGACGGTGGTCGGCAAGGGCGGCAACGTGCTGATCAATGTGAACAATGGCGCCGTGATGGTCTGGCCTGGCCAAATGTCGAACGGATATTGGTTCGACGAAGTACATAATGTGGATTGGTTTCAAAACCGCACGCAAACCGACCTGTTCAACTTGTTATACGAGACCACGACGAAAGTTCCGCAGACCGATGCGGGCGACAACACGATGGCGAACACGATCGAAGGATCATGCGCGGCCGCGGTTTACAATGGCATGGCTGCGCCCGGCCAATGGAATGCCGCGGGCTTCGGCGCGCTATCGACCGGCGACCAGCTATCGAAGGGCTTCTATGTTTATTTCCCGCCGATCGCTACGCAATCCGAGAGCGACCGGACCGAGCGCATTTCCGTGCCCTTCCAGGTAGCGCTGAAGCTGGCGGGCGCGGTTCACATCGCCGACGTCATCGTCAACATCAACCGATAAGCTGCGATCGGCCGGCCGGCCGCCTCTTCGCACGTTTAGGATAGGACGAACGCCATGAGCACTCCGATCTCCGCCACGTACAGCTTTCTCGACGTCACCGTGACGATCAGCGGGCCGGGACTGCAAGTCACCTTCGACGGCGACGTGGCCGAGGAAGGCATCACGCTCGACATGATCGCCGATAAAAACACTATGACCATAGGAGCCGGCGGCGGCGGCATGCATTCGTTGCACGCTTCGCAGGCTGGACGCGTTACCGTTAATCTTCTGAAGACGGGTCCGGCCAACGCTATCCTGAGTAGCGGATACAATTTCCAGCAGGGATCGTCGGCATTTTGGGGCCAGAACTTTCTGACGATAAACAATCCTGTATCCGGCGACAACATCACGGGTCAGCATGGCGCCTTCGTGCGGCAATCTCCGGTCGTTTACGCGACGATCGGCGGCATGAATCGCTGGGCCTTCGACTTCGTCAGTCTCGACGAGATCTTGGGCGATGGCTTTATCGCCACGGGGGTTTGATAGATGGCGAAAGCAATAGAGTTTCGTGTCGAGAACGCAACTTACAAAACCATGCGGCCGATGGACTTTTGGACGCAGCTAGAAATGAGCGCCAAGGTTTTGCCACTGATTGCGGCCGGCTTTGGCGAGCTGACTGCGATCATCATGGAAATGAAGGCGCAAGGCTTGAACGATTGGGGGAGCATTCCGCGACAGCGCGCGGCGATGCTCGCAGTGCCGGTCGCTAAAGAGCTATCTCGCATGTCGGCCGACGATCGTCGCTACATCATTTCGGAATGTCTGTTGCTGTGCGAGCGCAAGATGGACGGGCAAGAGTTTTGGGCGCCGATCTGGAATGTCGCTGCGGCCAGGTCGCAATTCGCCGATATCAACGAAGATATTTCGATCATCGCCCGCATCACGCTCGGCGTAATTCACGGGACATTCAACCGTTTTTTT